AGCTGGGCCGCTGCGTTTGCCGCCGTCCCGGATGCGCGTGTGTATCTCGTCGGGAACGAATACGATATGTGCGCCCCCGAGTTTGACTACCTCCTCGACGCACTCTGCTCAGCGCGTGGGTTGAATCAAGGCTATGCCTCCCTCCAGAATCGCCCGAAAGACGGGCGGATGTGGCTTGAACTGGAAAATGGGGCGCGGTTCGAGGCCCGCAGTTGGGAGCGGAACGAGTCGCTCAAAGGGAAGGAAGTGGACGCCTACGTCTACTGCGAGGCGTATCAACTCCCCGGCATTGAATGTTTTACCTCCGTCGCACAGAATTTACGCGCCCGGCAGGGGTATGCGGTCTTCCCGACGACGCCCGACCGGCCGTGGGTCAAAGTGCTGCACGACCACGGGCATGGGGACCCCGCGTTTCCTGCCTGGGCGTGTTATTGCGGGATTCCCGCCGAAGTCAATCCCTACAGCTTCGATGCGGACGCGAAAACACGAGATGCACAGTTGATGACGCGGGAGAAGTTCGCGGTGGCCTATCTCGGCACGATTGGCGATTATGTCGGCCGCGTCTACCGGTATCAGCGGGGCGACCGGCAGATCACCCCGACCGCCCATCCCACACTCTGGCACCGTCCGGAGACCCCCACACGGGAGACCTTCCGGCTGCCCGCCGACTGGCGCGTGGAGATCGGGGCGGATACCGGGACCTACTGCGCGGCGCTGGTGGTCGCGCTCGACCCCGACGGGACCGCGTATGTCCTCGATGAGTTGACGAATTATCGCTACGTGGCGAATACCCCGGAACTCGACGACGATAGCTCCATCGTGCGCTGGTGTCAGGGGGTCATTCGGCTGGCCGCCCTCTGGCACACACGCCCCGTGGCCTGGGTGGATAGTAATTCCCAGTTCAAACAGGAATGTCTCCACCATCGCCTGCATCTCGTCTCGAATAAACGCGGGCGGGAAGTGCGCACCGAAGCCACCCGACAATATTTTCAACATCAGAAGATTTTTCTCGCGCCGTGGTTGTCGATCTTGCCGTATGAGGTAGAATCGGCCCAGTGGCCCGAGATGACGACGTCCGCCGGGCGGTATGAGCGCGTGAAAACAAACGACCATGTGCTCGATTGCCTCGAACACGTCCTCTCGCGCCATCCACGGGCGCATCGGCCGCCGCCGGAGCCGGTGGTGACCCCGGTGCCGGGGAATATCCAGTGGCTGGGGTCGGCGATCCGGAAACCCGTGCGCCGTGCGGCGAGCGACCCGCATCTGGGGACCCAGTGACAACCGACGACCGACTCGACACTCTCGAACGGCAACTCCGCTTCGTGATGCAGACGCTGTCCCTGACGTGCCGGTCGCCGAATGGGGAGACCGATTCCCGGTCCCTGGCGGTGCTCTATCAGGAAATGAGGGATCATGCTGGATCGACTCCGCAAACACTTGCAGATGTGGCTCGTCGTGCCTTCGGACATGACGCCGCAACTGACCCAACTGCAGGCCCGGATGGCTACGCTGGAAATGATGCCGTCAAAACCCCCTGATCCGCCCGACCGCCGGACGCTGGCGTCGGTGCCGGATGCCCATTTAGGAGCCCACTAATGCCTCGTGTGATTATCGATCTGCCGTATGTGCCCGAAGCCGATCAGATCGCGTCTCTCATCGCGCAGCAAGTCAGTACCACGTTGCCGGGTGCGCAGGTACAGGTCGTCGATGCCGCGTCTGACCAGGGCGGGATGGCCCGTGGCCTGGAGACCGCCTCGACCCCCCAGCGTCCATTGACACGACCGCCCCAGGCCGGGCCGCCACCGGGTCTTCAGGGACCCCCGTCAGGGCCGGGAATGCCCGCCGATCCACGTCTGGCGCAACGCACGGTCCGCCCGTCGCCATTCGCCAACCAGATCCGTCGTCGCGTCTGAGACGCCCATGGCTTCCGCAACAACGGACCTCGCGGACTACACCACCGACTACAACCGCCTCCGGGCACAGAAAGCGCGGAGTGTGGGATCGGTGGAACTCCGGATTCTGACAAATCTCGCCTTTGTGTCGGGTGAACACTGGGTGGGCAGCCACAATCGCGTGCTCTTTACGCGAAAGCGCGATCCGAACAAGCTGTATCTCGTCTTCAACCTCGCCGCGCAGATGCTCTATAAGATGATGGGTCGTCTCAGCAGCGTGGCCCCGGTGTTTCGCGCACGGGCCGATAAACAGGACCCGAAATCCCTGGCCAGCACCGAGGTGGTGAATAAACTCATCCGGGCGCTGGACGAAAAGCTCGATCAGCCCTCCCGGACGTGGGAACTGCTCTGGTGGATGGCCATTGGCGGGGTCGCGTTTGAATATTGTCCCTGGGTTAAAGATGCGACGATGGAACCACTCCCGCAGTTCGACCCGGAGACCAATGAACTGCTCTGGACCGATATCCAGACCCAGGAGGTGCTGCCGGAGTCCGCCCGCCAGCAAGCGTTGCTTCAGGGGGCTCCGGCGGAACGCTTTGTCGTTGTTGAAGAGATGGTGCTTGCCGGAGACCTCGGCAGTGAAGTGTTGAGCCCGCTCCAGGTCTTTGTCGATGCCTCTGTGCGATCCTTGGACGATCTCAGTCCCGATCAGGCCGTGTATATCGCCAAAATCCGCACATTGGGCTGGATCGAGGCGAATTACGAGGTGAGTAAAAAGACCGTCCAAAATCTCAAGGATGCGTCGGAAGTCCAGATTCTCTCGACCAATTTGGAGCAATTCGGCGACCCGACTGGCTCTGTCCATCTCCAGGACCTCATTCCACGGATTCAAGGCTCCCGAACGGCCACCGATCCGGATATGGCCGTGGTGGTGGAACGCTATCAGCCGATCTCAGATAAACATCCACGGGGACGCTATACCGCGTTCGTGCCGGGGGAACAGATTCTTGCCAACGAGGACAACCCCTACGAAGCGATCCCCATCGTGGACTTTCACTGGACGCCGACGACGACGAGTTTCTGGGGCGGTGATTACGTCTCCGACCTGATTGCCCCGCAGCGGTTTCTCAATAAACGGCTCTCACAACTGGGCGAACAGGCCAATGCGTCGATTTATGCCGATGAGCTGCTCGGCCCCACGGTCAAATCGGAAGATATTCCCGCCGATTACCCCGCGCCGATTGAAGGCGGGTTAAACGAGGCCGGGGTGAAGATGGTGCAGCGGCGTGATCCGCCCAATCTCCCGGCGTGGTTCATGCAATCCGTCGATCTCACGCTCAAATTGATGCGCGAGATTGCCGGGGGCGTCGATCTCTTCCAGGAACAGAAGTTTCCAGGGCAACTGCGGGGGCCGATGGCCGTCCCGATGCTTCAGGAGATGATTGACACCCAGTGGGGGAATCTCTATCAGCATATCGGTCAGCGGATGGCCAAAGTGAAGGAGATGCGGATCAATCGGGTGAAGGAATACTATCCGCCCTTCCGGACGATGCATTACACCGACCGCAGTATGCGAGACGAGGTGTTCATCTTCCAGACGTCGGAGATTCTCCGGGCGGGGACGGATTATTCAGTCACGGTCGAGCGAGGCAGCCTGATCCCGGAATTCCGCGCCTTGCGCGAAGCCCGTATTCGTGAACATCTCCAGTCACCACTCAGTGTGCTCTATCTCGACGAACGCACGGGGCGGATCGACAAGGAGAAGATTGCGTCGGATCTGGAGATGGGCGATGTCGGACGGGAAGCCCGTGAGTCGCAATATCGGAAACTCGGGATGTCCCTGGTCGAACGGTTGTGGCAGGGGGAGGAGATTCCGCCGCATCTGCCGATGCCGTTCTGGAATCTGCGCGTCATCATGGACGAGCTGGAGTCGGAAATGGCCACCACGGAGTTTCTCTCCGCCAGTCCGTCGATCCAGCAGGGCTTTGTCGCCTTCTGGAATAAATGCCGGACATTCTTGATTGAAGCCTCCCAACGGCGGCAAGAAGGGATGCAGCAACAGCAGATTCAGGGCGCGGTGGCCCAAGCGGCCCAACAGGCCGCCGCGAAAGCTGCCGCCGAGGCGATTGACGCGGCCATGGACCAGATGAAGGCGAGTGAAACCGCCGCCCAGGGTGCCCCGGATGCCCTGGCTCAGGCCATGCTGCAGCAAGGTCCCGGACGGCCTCAGTAACCGATGCCCTTTACCAAAAAATCGGCCACAACCTTTACGAGCCCCAGTGGACGGACGTTCACGACGAAACAGGTGGCGCTCTATCACGCCAAGAACGGGTTTCCAAGCGTGCGCCGCAAGCCCGCCTCCCGATCCGCCCCGCCGAAGACCCAACGTCGAACATCTTGACACGATCGGTCACGGTTTTTATACTCGGTCTGACTGTTTTATGTCCGCCCTGTACGAATAGGGTGTGCGAATACATGTGAGGGACGTCTCCGGCAGGAGATTAAGCCGCCACATACTCGCCGACCACTCGACCGAGGAGGATAGATGGCAGAAGACGCACCGCTTGTAGACGTCGATCCTGGCGAGACAAGCGACATATCGGAACCAGCACCATCAGGAGGTGACGCGCCCGAGTCTGGCGCATGGCCCGCAGACGTACAAGCCGCATACACCAAGAAAACACAGGCGCTTGCGGATGAACGCAAGGCATGGGAAATCCAGCGGTCTGAACAGACACAGCAGTTGCAGCAGTATGCTCAGCAATTGCAGCAACAGCAATACGCTCGTCAAGCCGCCCAGCAACAGGCCCAGACGCAGCAGCAGGGCCAGCAGAGTCAGCAGACGATGCTGGACCAACTGCGTCAGATGCCCTATCTGGACGGCGCGACCGCCGCGCAACTCATGGAACGGATGGTGGGTGAAGGGATTACCCCCCTCCAACAAGCCATTCAGCAACGCGATCAGGTCATCGCGCAAATGCGGAAAGACTATACGTCGCTCCGCGACACCGTGGGACAGGGTCGCACGAAACAGGCTGAAGCCGACTTGGAACAACGGTTCATACAACTGCGGGATGAGAACGGCCTCCCCGACGAGGAGGTCATCAATGACTTCTTACGGGACGTGTATTACTCGTTTGAAGGCGGTGACTGGGATCAGAAGTTTCCCGAGACAGCGCGGAGTCGCATTGAGGGGCTCCGGAAAGTCTTTCGATCAATGGATCGAGCCACGGCCAAACAAGCAAAAGCGTCTCCGTTTCCCTCCAAGGGGGGAGAGTCATCGTTGACCAGTGGGAAGACCGGCGGCTACAAAACACCGGAAGAACGCACCAATGAATTGTGGCCGATGCTCAATCCGGGTCAGACCGAGTAACGCCGACCGTCCTCATGGTCGATGAGGAGTAAGATACTGCTATGGCGAGTACGACTGATGTCATCGAAGCCCTGAAATACACCTACGGGGTCGATCAAGTGTTGTACCTGGTCAACCAAGAGGTTGTCTGCTGGAACATGTTCCAGAAGATGAAGAAACCGATGGCGGGCCGTGGACAATTCTTGATGCCCATCATGGTGAAAAACCCCGGCGCGTGGAGTGGGTTGGCCGAAGGCGGGGCACTCCCGTCGAACATCGACCCCGACACGACCGAGGCATCCTTCAGCCTCCAGGAATTTGCGGGGCTGTACAACATGTCGTGGAAGCTCATCCAGGACGCCCGGAACTCGAAGTTTGCGTTCCAGACGGCCCTGAAAATGATGGAGAGTGGCTTCCGGCGACGGATTCTCAAACTCATCAACGCCGACCTCATCTCGGATGGTCTCGGCAAGCTCGCAATCATGCCTGCGGCCGATAATCAGACCACGATTACCGTGGACGCCCTCCCGAGTATCGATCTCGGGATGACGGTCGATCTGATTGACGCCTCGGATAATGACGCGGACTTGGCGGCCTCCCGGACGGTCACTGCGATTGATGTGCAAAATCGCACCGTCACCATCAGCGGCTCGGCCCCGAGTGGGACGGCCGCCGGGGATTTCTTCTGTATTGAAAACACGACGAAATCCGGCGCGATTTACCACACGGACGGCCTCCTCGGGATTATTGATGATGCCAATCCGCCCTCGGGCAACTATGGCAATATCAACCGCAGTACCGCAGGGAACGAGTTCTGGGAGTCGATCGTGCTGGAGAACAGTGGCACGAACCGCGCCCTCACCGAAGACCTCCTGATTCAACTGGAAGATGCGGTGCGGGAAAAGGGCGGCGCGAAACTGAACGCCTATGTCTCGAATCTCGCCATCATCCGGCGCTATCACGAACTCCTGCGCGAAGACACCTTCTTTGCGATGAGTTCGCCGAAAGCGTTTGACGATGGGTCAGGGGTCGGACGGCAGGGCGGTGCGCAGCAGAAGGGGAAAGACGGCGGCGATGGTCGCACCGTCTATCGCTTCAGCGGCAACCCGTGGCATGTCGAGCCGTACTTTGCGGCCAATACCATCATCGGGATGGACACCAAGCATTTCTACATCGGGCACGGCGAGAATGCCGTGCCGCGTCCGGTGTCAGAGGTGTTCGATGGCACCCCGTTCTTCCGTCAGACCTCCAACGCGACCTTTGAGGTGGCGTGGTACTGGCAGGGGCAGTTGTTGAGCGACAACCCTGCGGCTGGCGCGAAGATCGAGGATGTTGCCGAGTCGTAAACTGAGTAGGTGGGGGGAGGGCAACCTCCCCCGTCACTTCGCCAGAAAGTAGGACGATGGGAATTAAAGCGATTGCGCGTTTAGCGCCAGTGCATGTGGTCTACACAATTTCAGCAGGAGAAGCGGCGGATACGGGCATTTTCGTGGCCGACCAGGATTATGAAATCATGGATGTCCGCGAAGTGCATAGCACGGCCGGAGCCAGCAGCACCACCTTGGATGTGGGGATTGCGGCCTCTGGGACCGCCCCCGCGAGTCTCACCACCGCGTTGAGTTCGGCGTTGGCGTTGGACAGCACGGCGAATACGCCGGTCCAATCGACGCTCACCTCGACACTCTCCGCCAGGAAGATGGATAAGGGCGAACAACTGTCCCTGAATTACACCGGCACGGTCACCGCCTATGAAGGGTCGGTACATGTCGTGCTGAAGCCGATTCGGACGAATACGAGTTACTAAGGAGGCGCATGGAGTCTTTCCGTCCAGTTCGCTATTCGCTGGAAGAAAATCGGTTCTTTCTCAAGCATCTCGGGGAGTCGCCCGTCTCGGCGTTACGCGAGCCGACGCCGCCTGGGGTCAATCCCGTCACCGTCCAGGAAGTGCTGGGCGAAGTCTACGAACTCGCGGAACTCGAAAAGCATCGCGGGGTGACGTGGGCCGGGGTGGAGAAAGTCGGGCAGGTGATTACCCGATATCTCAGCGAATATGAGAAGTGGCAGGAAATGGCGACCCGAGGAGCGCCGCGCTTTCCGACGATGCACGCCTGGGACGGCAAGGGACGCCCCCATCGCGGGGGGATCACGTCCGATGCGGGGGAAGTCTCGACCTATTTTGATGACCAGGGCGAGCGGAAACCGCTCTCGATCTCGTTGCGTGATCCGGAGTCGGTGGCGTTCAGCGCACCGTGGATGAAGGTCGAGGAGCCGGTACCCGACCGTCTCACCGAAGACATGGACAAAGGCTTCTTGCAATGCCCGGTGGATAGCTGGGCAACGAACTTCAAACCCGAATCGCGGCAGTCCTATAATCTGGCACGGGCGCGAATGGCCCGGCACTGTCGGGCCAGTAAGGACGACCGGGTCCGTGAGTTCGCGCTCAAAGTCTTTGGCTAGCCATGCCCTCTGAGCCGACGTTTGCGGTTCCGGTCCAGCAACACGCGCCGCCGCCGATCGAGGAGCGTCTTCACTTCTGGCATCCAAATCGGTTTGGGGTGCGGTTCGCGCCCGCTGACTTTCGCGAGAAACTGCACGCGATCCATGCCGACCTGGAGATCACCTGGCATCCCGTTCGAGAACGATGGCTGGTCTGGTATCGTCGTCCGCGTATTCAGCATCCGATCTCGGCTGGGTGGCTTCTCCTGCTGGTCGTCGAAAACTCGACGGAGGAGTATGTGCCGCTTGACGACCGGACGCTTGCTGCGATCTACGAGCAGAGCGGCTTCAAGTGGGGCTCGGGGAAACAGTACTGGGCGCGTATTGAAGACGAGGCGCAGCGCGATCATGATGCGCGTGATGCGACACGGACGCAACTCATTGAGGATGTCGGCAGTGCGCAGTGGGATCACACCAAGATCCAGGTGAGTATGCGCGGTCCCTCGTCAGGCAGTAAGTTCGTGCGACATCACGCAGGAGACTGAATGGCCACCGGACAGTCCATGCTTGACACGATGGAAGTCCTCGACCGGGGGCTCCAGCTCCAGTCTGGGGAAACCGGGGTCACCCTGGCACTCAGGGCGCTCAACGCCTCACAGGATCATTTCGAGTCGATGATGGCATTGCAGCCCAATATCCTGGGGTCCTCCGTGGCGACCGTGACCACGACGGCTAATACGGAAGCGACGGCCTTCCCGACAGGGCTCATTCGGATTGACCGGCTCCAGTTCATCGACCCGGACACCAGTCGTCCGGCGTGGGATCTCGCACGGGTCGGGCCAGTCGGCGATCACTACGACGCACAGGGCGGGTATCCTTCGATTCAGTTTAATGTCACAACCACGGGACGGCCGGTGCGCTACTGGACGAACGGCACGAATATCTATTGGGACCCACTCCCCGATGCCACGCATACCGTGCGCTATTATGGAATGAGGTCTGCGTCGGATATTACAGCGGGCGGGACGTTTGCGTATCCCGATATCGTGATGTTGCCGATTACGTCATTTGCGGTGAAGATGCTGCGGACAGGAAAAGACGATGACGTCGTACCGATCACCGAGGTCGGGATGCAGGTCTTCGGTCCGGTCATTCAATCAATGTCTCGCTTCAATCGGGATCGGCCGCCAGGGTATGACTATCACTACACCCATACAGAATAGGAGCGCCTGATGGCGTTGAAGCAGGAAGATTTTCAGGATACGCATGATGCCCAGCTTGTGAAACGGGCCGCCATTGACGGGGCGACGAGCGGGAACAATACGCTGGTGGCTGCCGTCACCGGGAAGAAGATCCGGGTGCTGGCGCTGTTTGTCACGATGACGGGGACAGCCGTGACGATTCGCTTCGAGGATGGGGCGGGCGGGACGGCCTTGACGGGGCAGATGGGACCGACAGCAGGACAAACCATCGTGCTGCCGTTCAATCCGGTGGGCTGGTTTGAAACCTCCGACGCCACGCTCTTGAACATGGAACTCAGCGGCGGCCAGTCGGTGGACGGATCGCTGGTGTATATCGAGGCGTAAGCGATGGCTAGAAAGCAATCTCTTCAATAGGACGAAATAAATGGCTGACATTGAAGTCACCAACACCGATGCGGATCTAAGTGGCAATACGCTTGTCACTGAGGAGAATGCCTACACGATCACCGGGCTGCATACTTTCAGTCGCAGCACGAATGCCCCGTTTGCGGTGGTGTCTGGTGCGGCCCTGGTGTCGAACCTTGACGCTGACAAGCTCGATGGGCAAACCGGTAGCTACTATATCGACCCTGCGAATCTGAGTAGCGCCGTTGGCGTCTCCAAGGGGGGTACCGGGGCGACCTCGCTCACCGATGGGGGCGTTCTGCTCGGAAATGGAACGAGTGCGGTAACGGTAATGGCTGTCCTCGCCGACGGAGAGATGATTGTCGGTGATGGCACGACGGACCCCGTGGCTGAAGGTGGCGCGACGTTACGGACGAGCATTGGCGTCGGGACCGGAGATAGCCCCCAGTTCACGGCGATCAATCTCGGCCATGCGAGCGATACCACCCTGACCCGTGCCAGTTCAGGCAATGTGTCCATTGAAGGCAACGCCATCTATCGCGCAGGGGGCACCGATGTGCCGGTCACCGATGGGGGCACCGGGGTGTCGTCGCTCACTGACGGCGGCGTTCTCCTGGGGAGTGGCACGGGAGCCATTACGGCGACAGCCGTGTTGGGCGATGGCGTGATCCTGATTGGAGATGCCTCAGGAGATCCCACGACCTTGGATGTCGGTAGTTCCACGGGAATTACAAACCTGGGCACGATTGCGGTGGGTGTGTGGAACGGCACCGCTGTGACGGCGGCCTATGGAGGAACCGGCGCGACCTCCTTAACCGATGGAGGCGTCCTTCTCGGCAGTGGGACCGGCGCAGTAACTGCGATGTCGGTCTTAGCTGACGGCGAGATGATTGTCGGAAACGGATCAACCGATCCCGTGGCGGAAAGCGGCGCTGACCTTCGTGCCAGTATCGGGGTGGGCACGGGAGACAGTCCCCAATTCACCGGCTTAACTGTGAGTGGGACCGGCGCGTCCTCTCTCGATGTGGGTGGGGGCATCAATGTCGGCACCGGCAACGTGGCGCTGGTCGGGACAGACGGGAAGATTAACGGCCCACTTCGTTCGGCCATTATTGATGACCTGAGCGCGGCGAACATGACCGCTGTTCCGGCGGGTGAACTCGCGGGCACGATTGCGAATGCCCGTCTGCCGACGAATGTCGACCTCGGCGGGACACTGGATGTGACGGGAGCCACCACACTGGATTCCACCTTGACGACCGCTGGGCGCACACTGTGCGGGACCGGGGTTACGACGAGTGACGGGATCTTGGCAGCAGCGACGACCTCGAATCACGTCGCGGTCTTCGAGACTGTTCGTGACGATGACAACGGCTGCACGATCAATATACGCCAAGCGTCGGCGTCTCCTGGGAATAATGACCAGCCAGGTCGCATCCATGTGTATGCCCGCGATGCGGGGGCGACGTTTCGGAATACTCATCGGATTGACTTTAACTTTGACGACGTTAGTGCTGGATCGACCGATTCATCGTTCAAATTCGGCACCATGAACAACTCATCCTCAGGCACGAACGCCACCGCGTCTTTGACGGCGGCGGGTGTCTGGACGGATGCCTCCGACGAGGACGCGAAGGAATATCTCGGGACCATCCAGGAACATATCGGCGGCAGCGTGCTGGATCAGCTCACTAATTTGAACACCGGGGTGTATACCCAGAAAGACCTCCCTCCAGGAAAGGCGGGGGAAACCCATGCCGGACCCACGGCCCAGGAGTGGTATACGTTATTTTCGCTCGGGCGCGACCCGGAGGTCTTTGATCCAGGCATTGGTGCGAAGGACCTTGCCTCGGTGGCGCTGGCAGCCGTGCAAGAGCTGGTGTCGGAGAATCAGACACTCGCGTCACGCATTGCCGCCTTGGAAGCAGCGGCTAATGCCTCCTGAGCAGCCTGGTCGAGACGACCCGTATTTCTATAACGCCAACAGTGCCATGCCACCGGCACCGCGCCATTTTCGGCCCGCGTCGAGTTGGTGGATCGGGCTCACCCGTGAGGGGTTTCGAGACCAACTCGCACACGAAAGATTGCGGATGCAACTGAGTGTGGCCCGTGAGCAGCCTGTCCGCGAGACGAGTGCCTAGCGATGGCGTATCCTATCCAGACACAAGTCTTTTCTGTCTTTCTCGGCACGCAGGAGGGGATTCATTCGGTCGCGTTACCCGCGATCTAT